CTTCCAACCCGGCCTGAGAAACCGCTTGGTTTCCAAAAGTACTAGCAAGGCCAAAGCTGTTAGCCCCAAGACCCAAAGCGCTACCCAGACCAGCACCACCATAGGCGCTAAGACCAGCCATAAGACCCTTGCCCACGTCGCCAGTAGCTAGCGCAGTGCCACCGCCAACCAGCAGGCTGGCCGTAAAGGGGTTAATAAGGCCCCCGGTCAGAGGGGTCAGAATAGCACCAGCAATCATCGGCAGGATGCTGTCCAAGAACCCAGCTTCTGGGAGGCCGGTAGTAGGGTTGCGGGTAAGCGTACCACCATGGGCCTGCGCAAGGGCCTGCAAGCCACCCACTTCCCGGGGGGTCATGTGGACGAGGACCGAGTCGTTACCCCGGCCTTGGGACTGGAGATGCTGGGCTACAGAGTGCATCGGGGTTCCTTAAATTCAAGGATTTGTAGGGTTTATACTAAAAAACTATACAGAAGTCACGGTTTGCCAAGCGCTACCAGAATATACGCATAGCTTCCCGAGGGTCGTATCAAACACCAGCATGCCAGCGGTGGGGGTGAGGGCGTTCTTCTCCGCCGTCGTATAAGTACCCACCGTAACCGTCCCGCCGTAAAAGGCATCCGCCGTGTAAGACTGGGCTATATTTGGGGTCAGGGAGTCCAGCTGGTTAAAGTAAAGCTCTATGACCCGGACTAATTGTCGCACGTACTGGGGGTCGTACACCGAGGGGGCGTTGGGCAGCGGTGGGTGCTTGAATTTCTCCATAGCCATTAGCGCTTACCATCCTCCCGGGCGTCCAGACGGGGGGCACCAAACTGCCACTGCACACCGTAGGTATCCGAACTTATCTTGAGGGCCATCTGGCGTCCACGGGCACGAATGAACACCTGTCCCGTGTACTGCCCAACCGAGGTCTCAATGACCCGCGCAGAGTCCTCCGAACCACTGGAAAGCGTGGAACCGGGGAAATTACGAGAACGAACGGTCATAGTGACTTCCGGCTCGCTCGCCGTGGAACCCTCAAAACCAATATCAGTTATGATACGTCTGGTTAACATGAACTGCTCACCGTCACCCAAGTCGAAGTCATTGGACTGGATGTAAGCTTCCATAGGAAGCTCGTCAGCTTCGATACCGTCTTCGTGGTTGTAGAGATACCCGGGGGCCTGAATAGAACCCGTTAAGGCAGTAGTGATAACCGTCTGAGACGGGCTAATTTCGTAAGTACCAGCGCCGCCTGTGGTGCCGGTCAACTGCCCAATAACATAAGTATCAGCAGTCATGCCGTCTCCAGTAACCACCATACCGACTTGTATAGTCCCAGTTACAGTGGAAGCCGTCATCGTGGTGCTTGATATAGACCCGGTAAAACTAGCAGTGGTGGGGTCGCCATCTGTATTTGTAGCCTGCGGATAAAGCCGCAGTGGGGTATCAAGCCAACCCGTGCGCTCAATGGTACCGTAATACCAAATCTTATCGAGGTAGTTGTAGATCACATAGCGATCATTGAACGACGACTCAGCGCTGGGATAGAACCACCAGACTTCGTTCCATTCCTCGTTTGTGCCGCAGACAATCTGGTCAGTCTGATTGTAGTTAAGGTCTTGGAAAATATAGTTACGCAGGGTGCAGGCCAGCGTTTCGACGCGGCCCGTGTAGGCGTAAAACTTATCCTTACCCATCCAGTAGGTAATGCTAGCGGCAGTAATCATGCACCGGGGAGAGATGATCGAAATATTGTCGGCGTACTCCTGCAAACTGAACACGTCTGTCGTGCCAGTAAACTGCAAGGTATAAAGGTGCGTGTCAGTCCAAGTCAGGATTTCCTGCCGGGTAGGCAGCGCGGCAACAATACGCGAACCACGGGACACCCGCAGAAAGCCAGATGAATTTGTAACTTCCGGGGTCCACTGACCCGGTTCATCTTGGTCCGCCCACCGGATAAGTAGGGGGTCAAAATCGTCCACGTCTGTGCTACCGTAAGGCACTGCGCCAAAAGCAATTAAGTGCTTGTCTTGCTGAGACAACAGCAGCTGCATAATTTCTACTGGGACTGCATCGGGGTCGAAACCGCCCGCAGTAGCAATGTCCTGCAAAGGCACTGCCCGTGTGTCTAGCGCTGTGGCGGGGTCTGAAGCCGTACCGCGCACCCAGTAGTAAGGCGCACCGTTACGGATATTCATGACCAGATCGTTATCGAAGTTGTTAAACCACCAGTCACGCTGCGGCAAGTATACTGCGCCCGAAGTAGAACCCAGACCCCACGAACCGCGCCCCCAAAAACCAGTACCCCAACCGTAGCCCGCAACAGTTATGGCGTTGCCCGGTTCAATCTCAAAGTCGATAGTGATAGCGGTACCACCGCCCGAAGCCACACTGGAGGTAGCAGCCGTGCTGACAGCGATATAGAAAGAGTCCGTGTCTATAACCACAATCTTATGGTTTGCGTTAATTTCGGAATCAGGCACGCCACCCACGGTACCCGTGACACCGGAGATAGTCACATAGGACCCAGTGAGCGCATTGTGCGCCACGGCTAAGTTAATAATAACTTTCTTAGACCCAGAGACTGTCTGCACGCAGTTGTTGGTGTCTGGCGAACTAAGCGTAGGCGTATCCGCACGAAGCGGCGTGATATCGTAAAAAATACCGCCAGCCTCGATATAGACCTTCTGCTCCGTGCCAATAGCCAAGAAGTCGTCGGAGAAAGTCGTGATCCAGTTCCACATCTGGCGGCACACACCGATAAACGTGTTGGTGGTAGCCTTGACCCAGCCGCCTATCTTCTCGGGATAACCCGAGCGAAAACGAATTTTCTCGCTTTCGTACCAGCCACCTTCACCGGAGTAGTCGGTCTGGTCCCGATTAATACCCGGGCGGAACTGGAGTTTGATAAGGGCCATGAGGTTTACTTCTTCAGAGCATCCGCAATAGACGGCACGACTTTTTCAACGCTGCGACCAATCACGTATCCGCCAAGACCCAGCTGCACGATATCCCACAGCTTCAGATACTCAGCTTCTTGCAAGTTAGGTGCAGCCCACCCAAACCAACGGGCCGTAATAAGCACCACAAACACCAGCATGGTTATGGGACGCCACGACGCGGTAAGGAAATTATTAGAAGCGGCTTCTGTCTTTACGATGTCCGCAGCAGCCTTCTGGAGGTCCGTCTCAGCCGCAAGTTGGGCCAGCGCACCATTCTGCTGCAATTCCATAAGCTTAAGCTTGGCGGCGTCGCGCTGCGCCGGGTCGGGCCACAACCGATCAATAAGTTTCCCACCGACATCAAATGCCGCACTGACTGGATCGAAAGCCATTTAACTCTCCTACGACCAAGTAAACTTAATGTATCCGCCAGCGCCGTCTGCGCCAGCATCACCTGAGCCAATACCACCAGTGCCGCCTTGGCTGTAATTAGCGCCGCCATTACCGGGTGTATAAGCAGCGCCAGCGTCACCAGTATCACCGGTAGAATTAGAGGAATTACCCCCTGACGCCGTGCCGCCAGCACCACCAGCAGCCGAAGGATAGCCAGAGGAGCCGGGGGTACCACCACCGCCAGTCATAGAAGTAATCAAAGAGCCGCTTGTCGTAGAGTTGCCGCCGTACGCACTAGACGACCACGATCCACCGGCACCAACAGACCAGCTAATGCTTTGACCGCCACCACTTGCGCTTACACTAGTAACGGCTTTGCCGCCACCGCCGCCACCGCCACCACCATAGGGGATGTCGTTCACAGAGTCATAGTCGCCGTAACCACCCGCAGCAGCACCACCGACCACTTCGATAACGAGCGTTGCAGTACCGGCAGGTACTGTGAAAGTCCCAGAACCGCTGGTGTAAGTAATATTCCCCGGAGTAAACGCCGTGGCCCCATAAAAGTTAGCAATACTAATAGTGCCTGAAGACGGAATAGCTGTGGCTACACCGCCCGGATAGCCAATTACCCCAGACGCAACATACGCACCGCCAGCATAATACTCAGACAGCGAGATGGGGTTGGAGCCGCCAAACTCACCCTGAATATCACTTAGGCTAAGCGGACCACTGCTGGGCAGCGTCATTAGATGCTCCCGTAGGCCGTCGAATTACCCAAGGCAATAAAGTTGCCCGAACTGTCTATGCGGGCGATGTTGGTCGAACCATACTTGATGTAGAGGTAACTACCGCTCTGGACGACGGAGAAGTTGGTCGTCACAAGGTTGGTAGCGTTGGTAGCGTTGGTAGCGTTCGTAGCGTTCGTAGCGTTCGTAGCGTTCGTAGCGTTCGTAGCGTTGGTGGCAGTAGTAGCCGACGTAGCCGATGTAGCCGTAGCGGCGTTGCCGCTGATGCTGATACCCCAAGTGCCCGAAGCGCCGGTACCCGTTAGGGTTGGTGCGTAAGAATTGTAGTTGCTAGTGGTGAGGCCGTTGGTAACCGTAGCGGCGTTGCCGCTGATGCTGATACCCCAAGTGCCGGTAGCGCCAGTACCGCCAGTGCTAGGAACGTCAAGAGCCGTGCGAGCGGCGGAGGCCGAGGTAGCCCCAGTACCGCCATTAGCAATCGGAAGGGTGCCAGTTACCTGCGTAGTGAGGCTGACGTTGCTCAGGGTACCGCCAAGGGTAAGGCTACCAGAACTAGTGACGGTGCCAGTAAGCGTAAGACCGTTGACGGTTCCAGTACCGGAGACAGAAGTAACAGTACCACCAAGGCCAGTGGCGGAAATAGTAATGCTACCCGAACCGTTGGTAATAGAAACACCGCTACCGGCTGTCAGAGTCGCGCGTGTAAAACCAGTACCGTTACCAATATCTAGCGCGCCATTAGCCGGAGTGGATGACAACCCCGTACCGCCGTTAGCAACAGCCACTACACCCGAGACATTTGCGGCGTTACCGCTGATGTTGATACCCCAAGTGCCTGTCGCGTTGGTACCCGAGATAGAAGGCGCACCAACAGTATTGTAAGACACGGTCTTAGCGAGAGAACCGTTGAAGGTAGTACCCGAAGCATCGCCCGAACCGCTGTTATTGAACGTAACAGAGTTAGCCACGCTACCAGCACTGCCCGCTATGTTGCCGCTGATATCCGAGCCGGGGATAGTGGAGGAGGCTGTGAGCGCCGAGGTACCGGAGCCTTTGACGTAACCAGTCAGCGTGATCGCGCCAGTACCACCACTAGCCACCGGAAGGGCCGCACCGAGAGTAAGAGAAGTGAGGTACGTGGTGGCATCGACTACGTTCGTGCCGTTGTTGTAGACCCACATGGTCTTACCAGCGGGAACCGCGATACCAGTACCAGTAGAGTTCTTGACCGTGATGGCGTCGGCGCAGCCATTATTGATGATGTAAACTTTCTCAATGGCGGGAACTATCAGATTCTGTGCGCCGCCCGATGTGCCGGTCAAATTCAACCGCATGTTACGCGCCGTCTGGCTTGCGTTTGTGTTGGTCAGCGTAAGAGTGACTGTGCCGCTGGCGAATGTGACATCCGCAGAGCCGACGATAGCCTCTTCAAC